GAAGTGCAGGAACCGTAACAATAGTTCGTGTTCTTAATACAGGTGGATATTCTGCTGATTTAGTACAAATTAACTTAACGGGTAGTGTGGGTGCAGCATCAGAAGTTGGTGTAACAACTCAAACTATGGCCGTTGTAGCACCATCAAGAGGTGGTTCAGATGGAACTGTAAGATTAAACGAAGTTTCAGTAACACAACCTGCGGTTGGTACTGGAGCTTATTCTAAATTTACTTTGACCGCAAGTGGAAGTAACTTTGGAGCAAAGAGTGTTACGGCATTCTCAGCTACGGTTTCATTCAACACATCAAGTGCAGATTACATCGATGTAGCATTAAGTGGTGATCCACAAGTACAAAAATCAGGAACATCAACCGTACCAATTTACTTGTATAAAAACTTCAAACATGCACAAAGTAATTTGACAAGTACATACACGACAGATTTAACAAATACAACTGCTTCGATTGTAAGTGCTTCATATAATGCAGTTGATTTTACATCAGCAGCTTATAACCACGCTTCAACACCTTTTATACAATCACAATTAGTTAATAAATCGAGATATAACTTATTTAAAGTTAATACTCGTTCACATGGTACAAATGTGAATAACAAATTCAAGATTGCTATACTAAGTGTTAAGAAGGCAGGTACAATAGCAGGTAGTGATTATGGTTCATTTTCATTACAAGTTAGACAGACTGGATTAGATGATAACAATTTGACTAAGGATAATGTCTTAGAACAATTTGATAATCTAAATTTAGATCCAACAAGTCCTAATTACTTTGCAAGAAGAATTGGTGATAGATATGTAACAATAGATGCTAATGGTAAACTCACTTACAATGGTGATTGGGATAATAGGTCAAGACATATTTACCTATCAGATTTTGGTGATATTGCCGAAAACTCTATACCAAAATCTCTTGTTCCTATGGGACACGCAGCAATAACTAATCCTACACCTGGAGGAACAGACATACCAGTATGGGCGTTCAATCAGAGTCAGTCTAATGCACAAGGTACTTTTGACCACAATATTTTATTTGGTCATGATTTTGGTAACGCAGATGCAAATCAGTATTTGTCACCATTACCAAATAACGCAGGAGCTGGTAGTCATGTGACTATGAGTCTTGAAGATATTAATGGTAGTGCAGATGCAAGTGTAACAGGAACTACATTCTCAGATGGTACTGAAAAGATAACACTTATCTTATCTAACATCAAACAGAGAAAGTTTGTTGTTCCATTTCAAGGTGGATTTGACGGAGAGAATCCTGCTAATCCAAAGAAAACTGGAAGTGACATAGTAGCATCGAATACACAAGGGTTTGATATTTCAAGTGCAACAGCAGCTGGAGCAGTAGCTTATAAGAAAGCTATTAACGCAATCAGTAATCCTGATGAATTTGATATCAATATGTTAGTAACACCTGGTGTTATCCACGATTTACATCCGAAGATTACAAATCACGCAATCTCTAAATGTGAAGAACGTGGTGATGCATTCTATATCTTGGATAGTAGCATATATGGTGGTTCTATATCATCAGTAACAGCAGCTATACAAGCACTCGATACTAATTACGCAGCAACATATTATCCTTGGGTAAAGATTGTTGATAGAAACACAGCCTTACCAGTATGGGTCCCACCATCAGTAGTATTACCTGGAGTAATCGCATTTACTGATAAAGTGGCACACGAATGGTTCGCACCAGCTGGTCTAAATCGTGGTGGTTTAACTACGGTATTAGAAGCACAAACTCGTTTGACACACGATGAACGAGATGAGTTGTATGAAGCAAGGGTTAATCCAATCGCTTTATTCCCAGGTCAAGGTGTATGTGTTTGGGGACAAAAAACCTTACAAGGTCGTCCATCAGCACTCGATAGGGTTAATGTTCGTAGATTGTTGATTAGATTGAAGAAGTTTATCGCATCTTCTTCAAGATACTTAGTATTTGAACAGAACACATCAGCAACGAGAAATCGTTTCTTAAATATTGTGAATCCGTTCTTAGAATCAGTACAAGCAAATAGTGGTCTATCCGCATTTAAGGTAGTTATGGATGATACCAATAACACACCTGATGTGATTGATAGAAATCAACTTGTTGGTCAGATATTTATCCAACCTACAAGAACCGCTGAATTTATTGTATTGGACTTCGTAGTATTACCAACAGGAGCTACATTCCCTGCATAAAAAAAAGAAAATATTATATTTATAACGGAATAAAAACAAACACAAAAAGATGGCAATATTAAACACAAACGAAATGATGTTCACAGCATTCGAACCTAAACTACAGAATAGGTTTGTAATGTACATCGATGGAATTCCAGCATTCCTAGTTAAAAAAGTAGGAAGACCAAATGTATCATTCAATGATGTAACTCTTGATCACATTAACGTGAAAAGAAAAATCAAAGGTAAGGCAGATTGGCAAGACATCACAGCTGATTTATACGATCCAGTAACACCATCAGGTGCACAAGCAGTAATGGAATGGGTTCGTTTGTCACATGAGTCAGTTACCGGTAGAGATGGTTATTCAGATTTCTATAAAAAAGACATTAGATTTAACGCATTAGGTCCTGTAGGTGATGTAGTTGAAGAATGGATTTGTAAAGGTGCTTATGTAAAATCAGCCAACTTTGGAGACGCTGATTGGGCTTCAGACACACCAATGAACATTTCAATTACTATTAGAAT